GTAGAAACTTTATTACCAGGTGATAAATTGATTTCTGAAAATGGTGCAGGTATAGTAGAAGTTGAAATATATGATATTCAAACCATCACAGAAGATGTTGAAATTGTAACACTAAATGTGGAATCAATTGATGTATTTTTAGCAAATGGTGTAGTATCTCACAACAAAGGTACAACAACTCAACCTTATATTCCATCATCTGGATTAAGAATGTATTTAGACCCTTCTAAAGCATCATCTACATCAGGTTCAGCAACTGCTGATTGGTTGGATTTAAGTGGATATAATACCGGTGTAAGACCTGCGGGTGTAGCAAACGCAGCAAGTATTACAGGTGGTAACCCAGCATATAATAGTGGAGCAACAAGAAAAGATAAATATTGGACAGGAAATGGTACAAACGCTTTCTGGTATAAAGATACAACAACAAATATCAATGGTGGTATTTCTCAATTCAATACTAACACAGGTACGATTCATATGTGGGTAAGACAAACAACTACATTAGGTGTTGCATCTAGACCAATTTTTGACTACGCAGGTTTTTATAAATTATCAATAGAATCTTCTGATTCAGGTACAACAACAAATAGAATTGGTTTTGCAGGTAGTTCATTGGGTAGCACTCAAGCAACTTCTACATTATCAGCAAATATTTGGTATATGATTTCGGTAACATTCCAACCAAGTGGTACATGTACAATATATGTAGATGGTTCATCGGTTGGTACATTTACTTCATCAGCATTTACTGCACCTTCATCAACTAACTATTTGACTATTGGTACAAATACCGGTAGAACAATATTTTGGAACGGACAAATAGGACCTGTGTTGTTTTATAACTCATTACAATCAGCAGCACAAGTAACACAAACATATAATTATTTCTCTCCGTCATATAAGTAACATTATTGTTTTGAGATAAATTTTTATATTTATATTAAGAATTAATAAATTTAAATTAAAGCATATAAGATGGCAGACAAAATAGTATCACCAGGTGTATTTACAAGAGAAAATGACCTATCTTTCTTACAACAAGGTGTGGCAAACATCGGAGCAGCATTCATAGGCCCTTTTTTAGAAGGCCCATTGGTTCCAACAATCGTTAATTCACAAGCTGAATTTCAAACTTTATTTGGAATGGCTGATGGAACATATTATACTCCGTTAGCAGTACAAAATTATTTAAGAGAAGCAGGAACTGCAACAATTTGTAGAGTAGCAGGTGTAGGCGGATATACTGAAACGGCACCTTTATTATTAACAGCAACTTCAGGTTCTGTTTCAGCAAGTTTAGGTATTTTGTTTAACGCATCAGGAAGTGCAAATGTAGGTTTTGCAGGAACATCGGTATCTGATAGAGATGGTAATGGTGATTTTTCAATAACAGGTTCATTATTAGCAGCAACTGCTTCTTTATATTCTTCAACAGGAAGTAATATTGAAGCAGTATTTGGAACATCCGCATTTGGAAGTAAAAACGCATATGTTTATGGTTTCTTCAAAAATTCTAATATTAATGTTAATGATTCACATACATCTGCATCTGTAACTGTATTAGGAAATCAATTATTTACATTTGATGCACAGGAAGCAAATACTCCATATATTCAATCACAATTAATAGGAGGTAGTAGAACTAACTTATTTCAATTTGAAACAATCGGAGCAGGTAATTCATCAAATACAAAAGTAAAAGTTGGTATTACAGGCATTAAAGCAGCAGGTTCTATCAATGGTAGTGACTATGGTGCATTTACAGTAGTTGTAAGAGATTTCAACGATACAGATAAGAAAAAAGTAGTATTAGAAACATACGCAAATGTAAACTTAGACCCTAACTCTCCAAACTATATTAGTAGAGTAATTGGTGATAGATATTTACAAATCGGAACAGATGGTAAAATTACAGAAAATGGTGACTGGGTAAATAATTCAAAATATATTAGAATTACAAACCTAAATACGGCAGCACCGGTTCAAGCAGTACCGTTTGGGCACGCATCTTACACATTACCAATTTCAGCATCGGCAGCAATTGGTTCATTGATACCAGCAGTAACCTTCTCAACAGGTTCAGCTGCAGCATCTAGTTCTATTAACTATTCAGGTATTGATTTAGAAAATAACACAGATAACAATATTTACTTAAAACCAACTCCAACAGGAGCAGGTGTAGGAGCAAATATTGCATTTGGTTTAGATAGTGTAGTAACAAACGGAACAGCTTTATCAGTAGGAAATTCATACGCACAATTTATAGTAGCATTTCAAGGTGGATTTGATGGTGTAAATCCAGCAACTCCAATTTATTCGGGTGCAAATATCATCGCAGGTAACTCACAAGGTTTCAACTTAACAAATTCTGCATCATCAGGTTCAGTAGCATATATGAAAATGATTAACGCTTTATCTAATACAGATGAGTGGGATATCAATATGATTGTAGCACCTGGTGTTATTCAAAGCAAACACTCTTACATTGCAAACGCATTAGTAGATTTAGCAGAACAAAGAAATGACGCTTTCTTATTATTAGATAGTACATTAGCAGGAGATACAGTTGCACAAGCAGTAACTCAAGCTGGTAATTTAGATACTAACTACGCAGCATCTTACTATCCTTGGATTAAAACAATTGATATAAACACAAACAAATTAATCACAGTTCCGCCATCAGTATTACTTCCAGGTGTATTCGCAGCAAATGACGCAGTAGCGGCAGAGTGGTTCGCACCAGCAGGTTTGAATAGAGGTGGTTTAACAGGAGCAGTTAGTGTATTGAATAGATTAACTCAGTCTGAAAAAGATACTCTATATGAAGGAAAGGTAAACCCAATCGTTCAGTTCCCAGGAACAGGTATCGTAGTATTCGGACAAAAGACTTTACAAGATAAACCATCTGCATTAGATAGAATCAATGTAAGAAGATTATTATTAACAGTTAGAAAGTATATCGCATCTACTTCAAGATACTTAGTATTTGAACAAAATACTGCAGAAACAAGAAACGCATTCTTAAATATAGTAAACCCGTATTTAGAGAATATTCAACAAAGACAAGGTTTGTATACTTTTAGAGTAGTAATGGATAACTCAAATAATACTCCAGATGTAATTGATAGAAACATCCTAAAAGGTGCTATCTACTTACAACCAACTAAGACCGCTGAATTCATTCAAATTGATTTCAACATCTTACCAACCGGAGCAACTTTTAACGGATAATTTAAGAAATAGATATTTATAATAGAACAACAAAAAATAAAGAAAGATGCCAGAAATATTAGAGTATAACGATATGTTTACCAAAAATTGGGAACCTAAATTACAGAATAGATTCATTATGAAACTTGGTGATATAGATTCTTATATTTGTAAAACAGCACAAAGACCAAAAATGACTTCTGAGATAGTTGAATTAGACCACATCAACATCAAAAGAAAGATTAAAGGTAAAACTAACTGGGAAGATTTAGAAGTAACATTATACGACCCAATTGTTCCATCAGGAGCACAACAAGTAATGGATTGGATAAGATTATCACATGAGTCAATTACAGGTAGAGATGGATACGCAGCATTCTACAAAAAAAATATTCAATTTTACGCTTTAGGACCAGTAGGTGATAAAGTAGAAAAATGGACTTTAAACGGATGTTTTATTTCTTCAGCAGATTTTGGTGAAATGGACTGGTCTAACACAACTGACCCAGTTATGATTACACTAACTTTGACTTACGATTACGCAGTATTAGAATATTAATCTAAACAAATTATAAAAAAGAAGGGGATGCAGAAATGTTATCCCCTTTTTTATTTTTTTAAAAAGTGTATATATATTATTAAACACTAAGTTATATTATTTATGGAACAAAACATTGAACAACAAGTTACAAGAGGAATTGGAGTACAACAAGACCAATCATTACGAAATTTCCCATTTCCTACCGAAATTATTTCATTACCATCAAAAGGATTAATATATCCAGAAGGTAACCCCTTAGCAAAGGGAGAAATTACAATTAAATTGATGACCGCAAAAGAAGAAGATATTTTAACTTCTCCAAACCTTATTAGAAAAGGAATACAATTGGATAAGATGTTGGAATCAATTGTAGTAGAACCAGGAGTAAATATTAATGACTTATCAGTAGGTGACAAAAACGCAATTTTAGTTAGTACTAGATTATTAGCATTTGGTGCAGAATATACAATTAGTGTAATAGATAAAGTAACAGGAGAAGAAAGTGAAGTTACAATTAATTTAGCTGAAATTAAAGTTAAAGAAATAGACGAAACTTTATTAAATAGAAAAAATGAATATGATTATATTTTACCTATTACCAAAACTCCAATCAAATTTAAAATACTAACTCATGGTGATGAATTAGCAATTAATAAAGACATCGAAGCAAGTGAGAAATTTTCAAAACAAAGTAACGAAATTACAACAAGATATAGAAAAATTATTGTAGAAATTGATGGTAATAGAGATTTAGGATTTATTAGTAGTTTTGTTTCAAATAGATTATTAGCAGGTGATAGTAAAGGTTTAAGAAAATATATTAAGAGTATAACTCCTGATTTAGATTTAACATACGAACATACACATTCTGACGGCGAAACGGAGGCGTTAAGAATCCCATTCGGGTTTAACTTTTTTTACCCTACCGACTAATTACGGAGTAGTTTTACATCAGAAAATATTTCAAATGGTTTACTTTGCCAACGGTGGATTTAATTGGCATGATGTCTATTTTATGCCCGTTCGTTTAAGAGAATTTTATTATAGAGAGTTATTAAAAGCAAAAGAAGAAGAAACATCTCAAATGCAGAAGGCTTCAAAATCCAATTCATCGTCTAAAACAAAAAGAAAGTAATATTTATATATAAATTGTAAACTCATGCAAAAAAGAAGATTGGTTGAAGTAAATATGTTTGATAAATTATTTGATTTATTTATAAATGCAAAATCAAAAAAAAGGGAACATGAGTTTATTCAAAAAATGAAAAAAAATGACCCAGAATTGGGTAAATTATATTCAGATTGGAATGATAAAATGGATACTGCATTAAATTCAATGAAATCAATTTTACAAAGTAAAGGATTAGATTCATCTAAAATAGATAAAGTTCTTAATAAAAGATACTAATGGCAAAATCAGATTTTGGTAATAAACAAGAATTGCAGGAATATCTTGCAGGCCTTAAACAAGTTGATGCACAATATAAAATATTGAATGCAGAAGCTAAAAAACTTAGAGATATTCCTGGTGGTGCTAAAAATCAAGTTAAACAACAATTAAGAGATTTACGAAGCCAATACGATACGCATAAAGAAATTCTTGCATCAATTAAACTTGCAACAAAGGAATTGGCCGATTTTGAAAAAACACAACAGAAATTAGTCAAAACTACATCAAAAGTAACCGATGAGTTAAAAAAACAAACCGAATCAATAGAAGCACAAGAAAAACGGATTAAAAATTTAACTCAGGATTTTGATGAAATTGATGGTTTACAAAATAGTATTACCTCAAATTATGGTAAACAATATGGTGATGTAGAGGCAATTCAAAAAAAAATAGAGGGTACCAAAGCTTTAATATCGGGAATCAGTGAATTAATAAAACATGATAGTAAAGTCTATGGCGACCAATTAGATACAATATTGGATATAGCGGAACAATATAAAGGAATGCCTCAAACATTTGCAACATTATCAAAAGAAAGAAAGTTAGGATTGATAACGGAAAAACAAATGGTACAACAATTGAAACGAAATCAAGATGAATTTGAAGAAATGATATCTAAATTAAAACTAACCAATGAAGAAACTGAAAAATTGGTTGGGTTATTTAAACAGTTAAATATAGAAAACGCAACTTTTAATAAACCAATAGAACGAAAAAGTCAAATAAAAGGTGCTGCAAACGCTCTAATAACCGAATCACCCTTTGGTGAAGCACCAATTATAGGCCAGTCCATAACAAAAGCATCCGAAACAGTTTTTTCAGAAGATAAAATAGTTGCAGCAAGTTTAGTTGGATTAGGATTTCTTGCTGCTAAAGCCATGGCAACAATGGATGCAATATCAAGTACATCCGAAGGTACAAAAAAAGCAACTGAAACATATGTTGGTTTAGAAAGAATGTTTGACGCACAGATACAGAATATAGAATTAGAAATTGAAGCTAGAAAAAAAATATTAGAATTACAAAGTGGATTTACCGAAAGAAATACATTATTTGATTTTAATACCCAACTAATGCAAATGGGTAATGAATTTAATCAAATGTCAAAAATTTCGTTATTTGGTGGTGATTTAGGTGAAATGCCATATCTAACCGAACAAATGCAATTAGCAGGGATTGGTACTGAAACGGTAGTAAGTGCAATGCACGATTTATCTAAAACTGCAAATATAGGAATATTTCCACAATTAGCAGCAAATGCAGCAGTATTTGCTAAAAAAATGGGAATTAATACATCCGAATTAGGAACTCAGATTGGACTATATAGACGATTGAATAAAGTGGGAGGAGGCCAAGCAAACACAGGTGTACAAGCATCAATAAGTACAGGAGTAATTGACCCAACAACATTTTCGTCAGATATGGCTGATTCGTCTAAAATAGCAATGTTTTATAATATTAAAAGTTATGAAGCATTGGCTAAACAAGTAAAAGCAGTTAGAATGCTGGGCGCTTCTTTTGCAGAGATTGGAGAAGCTGGAAAAAATATGGTTCTGAATTATAAAGATAGTATTAAATCCGAAATGGAATTATCAGCGATGTTGGGAGAAAGGGTTGATTTATCAGAAGTAAGAGCATTATTTAATGCAGGGCAAGGTGATAAAGCATTGGAAGTATTAAAATCATCTGGATTATTAGAAAGAGCGCAAGCACAAGGAATGCAGTCTGTCGCCACCTTACAGAATGCGGTTGGAGGTTTAGATTTACAACAATTAGGTGCCGCAAAATAT